CGACCCATCGAAAACGTGGGCGGTACCTGCCGATGCTGCCGCCTTTGCCTCAGTCCTTGCCCATCGCTATACCGTGGGCGATCCTGCTAACCCGGCGGCACTGCATATCGAGTCGATTGAAGTCGCCAATGAGGGCTACGATGACGGGATATCCAAATGTCATAGCGGGAAATGGGCGGTACCCGTACAAAAGGCGGTCTACAACGCCGTCAAAGCTATCAATCCCAATATCCTCATCGGCGCACCTGCGCAACTGCAGTTGGATAAGACAGCCTCACTTGCCTGGATACAGGACTACTACGCGGCAGGCGGCGGCGGATTTGCAGATTATCACCAAATCCATTTTTACCCAGGCCAAAGAGGGCCAAATACTGATGACGGTACCCACGTGACGATGGCGCAATATGCTCAGCAAATCGTCACGACTGCAGCCGGCTATGGTCATGGCAAAGTCGGCGTGTGGATGACGGAAACGGGCTACGCTCAGAATAACCTCGACGGCTCAAGTGGCCCCTGCGCACCGCTTACAAGCTACGCTCAGCAATCGTGCTTATTGCAGTTAACCCTCGACGCTGGACGGCTCAGCAACGGTGTCATCGATAAGGTATTTCTCTATACATTGGCAGGCTCAGACGGCTATAGCCCGGTATCTGGCACCGGCTCAGAAGTGTTTCACGAGGGCTACGCCATGTACCAGGCGTACACATCGCTGTACCCCGTCTGGACGGGCGGCGCATCACCACCATCGCTTACCATCGATCAATCGACGCTTGCGTTTGCGGGTATTTCTGGCAGCACGCCTCCGCCACAGCAGACCATTAATCTCACTGACCCGGCGGGAACGGGTACCGACTGGACGAGCACGATTGTCTATGGCACGCTGCCGCCATTCATCCCGCGGGCATTTTCAGGAACATTGCAGAGCGCACCGCAGGGGGCAAACTGGTTAACACTCTCCCCTGAAAGTGGCACCTTAGCAGCCGGGGGTACGACTCCTATTGTGGTGACCGCGAGTACAGGCGTGCTTGTGGCGGGCGTCTATACAGCCACCATCACCTTTACGGCCATCTCAGGCGGGGCGACTGTCACCGTGGCCGTCAGTCTGATTGTCTCGGCTGCGCAACTGGCAGACACCAATACTTATGCCGTGCTGATCTCGCTTGTTCCCTATTCGGTGGTAGCCGGCTCGCTCAGCGTGAGCAACAAAATAGGCAAACGTGGCGAAGCGGCCATGACGATCTACGACCCCACCGGGGGCACGCACTTTCAGCAGTACCAACAGATCAGCGTCTTCGATAATACCGGCTATCTGGCCTTTTCTGGCTATCTCACGCAGCCACAAGAGTCGAAAATCGGCTTTCAGCCACTCTTAGTGACCGCCATTACCGCTACAGATCAGCATTTCCTTGCCGATAAGCGCCTCGTGGCGGCCATTTACACCAACAAGACACCCGGGTACATCGTCAAGGATTTGATCGTCACCATTCTTTCGCAAGAAGGCGTGTCGGCTGGCCTGATTATTGACCCAGGTGTGGTTATTCCAAGTGCAACGTTTGTCTTTTGCACCGTGGCCGATGCGCTCGACGCCCTGGTAGTGCAGGCTTCATCCTCAGAGCCGTACTACTGGATGATAGATCAATTCAAACAGCTTACTTTTGCACCCTATAGCGCGATAACCGGCCCGGTGATTGATAGCACGTTGATAGACGATGGGAAACTCTCCGGGTTTGTGCCGGTAGTCACCCGCGCTAATCCCGTCTATCGCAATGTGCAATACGGCGCTGGCGGCACGGTGCAAACCGGCGTCAATGTGGAAACCAGGAAAGGCGACGGGGTGACCACCTCGTGGTCAATGGGCTATCCGCTTGCCTCACAGCCTGCAATCACCGTCAACGGCGTAGATCAATCGGTGGATATCAAGGGCGCATCAGGCGCAAACTTCTATTGGGCGCAAGGGGATGCAAACATTGCTCAGCAGAGCGGTAACACGGTGCTGACTTCATCCGATACGCTCGTGATCACTTACATCGGGCAGTATCCCCAGGTGTTCACCACGCAAAATAGCGCACAGATCGCAGCACAGGCTCTACTTGACGGCACATCAGGCAAGATAGAAGCGGCGTTCGTCGATAACACCATCACCACCATTGCGCAGGGACTCAGTGAAGTTGGTTTGCAGTTGACACGCAATGGCACACAAGGGTTGCTTTTTGAGTTCAACACCAAACAACCTGGGCTTCGTGCTTCAATGTGGTGCCAGGTGGATTATGCACCACTCGGCTTTTTCAATGATCAGATGCTGATAGAGGAAGTGACCGCCTCTGATCAACAGGACGGTTACAACCTGTGGTACGACGTGAAAGCCATTCAGGGGCCATACGATACCAATTGGGTGTCCTTCTGGAAAAACATCTTATCGCCTGATCAGGTGGCAAACTCCATCAATATCGGCATTGCTTCAGGCTCGATCATCCCGACCAACTTTGTGTATGGCCTCACGGTGTCCATGACCTTGACGGTCACCACCGGGGGCGCGTTGTTCCCTTCAGACTCGCTTTTCCCATCAGACTCGTTGTTCCCTGACTGAGAAAGGAGTGCTATGGTTGCACTCGCTAAACCACAACCGAATACAGGCAAATCAAACGAGTGGTACACACCCTCAAAATACATCGAAGCGGCGCGTGCTGTCATGAACGGCATTGACTTAGACCCTGCTTCATGTGCGCTCGCTAATGAGACGGTCAAAGCAAAGCAGTTCTATACCAAAGAGGATGACGGGCTAAGCAAGCCGTGGTATGGCAGAGTGTGGATGAATCCGCCCTATGGGAGAATACACCCTGAATTAAAAGGCTCTACGAAAAGCTATCAACCTCTCTTTGTCGAACGTCTGATAGGAGAATACACCTATGGAAACGTCGAACAAGGTATCCTCTTGCTTCTAGGTAACGCTATGTACAAGCAGTGGTTTCCATCTTTGTGGGAATACCCTATGTGCATTCATCCAACGAGCATCGCGTTTATGAGGCCTGGAAGAACGCATCACGATACAGACCGTTTGGGCTTTGGTTCAATCTTCATCTACATTGGCAAAGACGAGCACGCTTTTATTCAGCACTTCAGCAAGTTTGGGCGCATTGCACGCGCTATCGATACACCCAAGCCAGTGAGCAAGCCGCGTGAATTGTGGGAGGTGAACTAATGGCAGCAATCACAAAAACAACCGCCGGTATCAATCTACTGAGGGACGGTGAGAGTGGCGCAAACACACCGGTTATCACCTACTTTTCGATAGGCACATCGGCAACATCACCCACAGCCTCAGATACCAAATTGGGGGCTGAAGTCTTCCGCAAGAAAGTTTCAACTTACGCCAATGGTAGCAGCCCAGGCGAGATCATCGTGAGCGGGCAACTGGCAGGCGGTGACGCGGTAGGTGTCAATATCGCAGAGGTCGCTTTTTGGGGTGGAAATGCCACGAGCGTGAAGGACAGTGGTGTCATGATCGCTCGTGGCCTCTATTCCCATCCTAACAAGCAGAACAATGAGACGATCACCTTTACGCTTGACCAGACGATCAGTTAAGGAGTTACGCCCATGGGGTACAACAAGACGGGGCCATTCACGAACGGAACAAACCCTGCCATAAATGCGCCTTTCTTTAATTCAGTGGAATCATTTCTCGTAACGCTGAATAGCGCGTCGTATGACAACAACATTTCATCGTCGGGCGGCACGCTGCAGGTGAAGGCGATCTCGCCCACGCATGGCAGCATTACCCGTATTGCGTTTGGGTTTGCGGCAGTGACCACCGGGGGTACGACGGTCACGCATAGCCTGGGCGCGGTTCCGGCGGGTATCTTTGTGTGTCCGGCGGGCGTCTCGACCACCTATCACATCGATAACTACGGCTCGACCTCCACCATGACGATTACCGTCGGGTCAAACTGCAATGTGTGGTGGCTGGTGATTGCATGACGGTGCCTGAGCCAGATATCCCGATGCGCGAGTTTTTAGAGCGCGTCATCGACGAACGCGATAGGCAGTACGATATGCGCTTTCGGGCGAGTGAGATAGCGGTGCAGGC